AACCCTGCCAGCGGAGCCGAGATCGTCGCGAAGTCCTCGGTTTCCTTGTCGATCATAAGCAGACCGCGGTTATCGCGGTAGTTGTTGAACAACTGAGCCCGCTTCTGCATCTGATCGCCACCGTCTCCCATAAGAGACGCCAGCATGTTCGTTTTCAGCGTAAATACGTTGAAACTATGCAACAGATCAGATACTGACTGCCTGGTGCGAACCCAGTTGTCAACGTAAGGCTTCGCTAGTTGGCACAGGCTTACTCCAGCCCACATGAAAGCTGGTTTAAGTATATCTGGAACTTCTCGACTAACGAGCGTAATTAAACGCGTGTGATGGACTTCCTTGCCCATCACATACCAGCTCGTAGGGCGATAGAACGATTGGCTTAGTGGGTCTGTAGAGTTTACCTGTGACGGTGAAGCCCAAATTGGCTCGATCGTCCTAATGCCTTTTAGCGATCCAGGTCTAATCTTCTTTGGGGACAGTAGAACCGGTGTTCGAAGTTCTTCGCGATTGTTGGTATCGCACACGTCTATAAAAATGTGCGCGATTCCGAAGTAGCCATCAGCCTCAACTGCCTGACGGAATACGTCTTGAATACGCATCCGCTTCATAACGGCTTCCAAGACCTCGATCTTAGCGGTCTTGTCTTCGTCGCCAGTCGAAGTTACCTTGCCCCAGCGCCGTGTGGCCTCCTGAGCTATGACGCCGACTATGCGGCGATTCTCCGGGCGCTGCGAAAGCTCTGCCAGGTAAGGGAAGCCTAGGAACCGAAGGTCTTCCTTGTTAGACCCTGATGCGTAGCCGCTCTGTGCGTATGCGTAGATGTCGCTGAAGTCGGCGTCCAGCGCCATACCCGCACCGGCAGGCACAACTCCAGGTGCCGGTGTAGGGATGACCCATGGCGTGAAGTGCTCAGTCTCAGCCGATCCGGAAGCCGCGAGCGTCGCTAGGCTGATCTTATGCTTAGCTCGCTCGGTCATTGGTTCGGCGCTTCCTATCAGTCTCGCGCTGGCGCCTGCGCTTGTCTGCACCGGCCGGATCGATTTCATCTAACTCTTTGCCGGAATGGTGAGCGGGAATTCCCGCAGCCTTCCGTGCTGCGCACCGCGCCTTAGCCTCCCGTAATCTGGCGCGTTTCTTAGCGCCATCTGGATCGGCTGCATCGAGTGCAGCTATGTTTGCTGCGCCGCGCTCGCTCTGAAGCCGAATAGGCACATCCTGCCCGCGCTTGCGCGCGTTGCACCGCGCCGCGCTTGCCCTTGCCTCTGCGCGTCTTCGCGCACCTTCAGGGTCAGCGAGATCGCGCGCTGCAACCTCAAGAGACTTGACAAACGGGACGCTTTCACCGGCTACGCGTGCGTTGTGCCGCTTCATCGACTCACGCGCCTTCGCGCGAGCTTCAGCGCCAGTAGGGTCTGTGGCGTCGGCAGCAGCTTGTGCTTCCGGTCCAATCAGCTTCGGGACGTTGGCGCCTCTTTTTCTGGCAGCGTGCCTGGCATTCGCCTTTCTCATCCTGGCGCGCTTAGCTGCGCCTTCAGGATCAGCAGCATCAGTCTCAGCAATAACTCTAGCCATCGAAGCGGCATACGCTGCTTGCCACGCAGAGGATTCCCTGGTCCTATGAAGCGCCGCCAACAGCGCAGTGCGATATGCAGGATCAGCGTGTATCCGCCTATTCGCTGCCGCGATGTTCTTTAGATTTTCCTCTGTAGGCTGCCACTTCTGGCAACCGCCGCCACCGATCGTCAGGTTGTATCCGCGTCCGGCTGGCGCGAATGTCGCGTATTCAGCGATGAATCGCTGCTCCATATCGTCCAAATCGCGCTCGTTGAGAGCCGTTCCGATGACTTCAAACGTGAACGCCTCGGCGCCATACTTCTGGATAGCGCCGTCAATGCCTTTTAGGCGCTTGCGCGAACCGGCAAGCCTCACGTGCTCGCGCCACCGCCTCTGCGCGCCATACCAAGCCTGTCCGACGTAACGCTTGCCGTTTATGGTATTGGTTATGAGGTAGCATTCAAACACTGCGCTAGGCAGCGGCGCTGACCACGCACCTTCTCGTGCTGTCCGCTTGCCTTCCGCGCCGCGTGCGGGTAGCTTCAACTCAGCCTCTGACATGACTAGCCTCGTGTCTCTGGTCAGGCCGGGCCAGGTGCTGATAACACCCTGTCCGGCCGCTTTCGTTATAGGCAACGATCAGATGCGCCGCAGCGCCTCAGAACTGATATTCATTGCCTGCCGCGTGATCAGAGCAGCGAACGCTCGGCTAAGCGCGTCAACCTGATCGTCGTGAGTCCCGTTCGGGAAGTCGCGCATTTCCTCGATCAGCGCCACGTTTCCTGGCGCCTTAACCAGCGACACGTTGCCAACGTTCAACTGTGCGGCGAGCGGGCCAGCCCGTGTGATCTTGTCGCCGGTCTCTGGCGAGCTTTCAACTCTGTATCCTGCCAACTTGCGCGTCAGGTAGAGCACCTGCGCCTTCCCGGCTTGGCCGGGGTCTTGCGGCAGCGATACCGTTACGCCGTGGCCATCTTGCGCAGCGGTGTTGACGATTGCCGCCTCAACCTGTTCTGGGCCGCCACGAAGTCGCACCACGTCCACAATTAAGAATCGGCCATCAGGCAACCGCCTGATACGCGCGCCTGCAGTCCAGTCCCCGCCATTAGCCGTTGCAGCAAGGTCCCATGCCCGAACGTCGCGGCCACCGACTGGCGCGGTGTCTGTGATAGCGAGTTGCGTGACCTTGAACAGCGAGCCTTCTTCGGGCCGTGGCTGCTGCTGATAGAGCGCGTGCCAGTCTCGCATCTGGCCGTTGGCTTCGCACTCGGCGCGCGCTTTTTGCAGATCGGCACCGTATCCGTATGCGTCGTCGGCCCAAAGCCAATCGCCCGGATTGCGGCCCAGCATGTCGTTTTCGCCAGCTTGCGCAGGCAGGCTTACCACGCGCCACATACCGGGCTGGCGGTCGAGCAGGCGCCCTCCGAGATCATCCATGTGCCAGCGAGTCATGATGAGCACTACGCGGCCACCTGGTTTTAGGCGGGTGCGCAGGTCGGACGAATACCAGTCCCAGGTGCGTTCGCGGTAGGTTTCGCTTTCGGCGTCTGCCCGTGATTTAACGGGGTCGTCGACGATCGCGCAGTCTGCCCGGCGGCCTGTTATTGGTCCACCGACGCCAGCGGCCTTGTATTCAGCACCGTGTGACGTGCCCCAGGCTCCGACGCTTTCGGTAGCGAGGCCATAGCCCAGCACGTCGGTATGTTCGCGCACCGTCCGCATGACGCGGCGGCTGAATGCTTCGGCGAGGTCAGCCGTGTGGCTGGCGCCGATTAGTGCCATGTTAGGGTTTGACGCCATCAGCCACGCAGGGAACAGAACGGAGGCGTATGTGCTCTTGGCGCTGCCAGGCGGCATACTGACCATAAGACGGTCGCATTTTCCGTCAGCTACGGCCTGCAGCTCGCGAATGAGAAGTTTATGGTGCGCTGCCGGTGTGAAGCCGAGTGGCTCCATTGCATGCGTCGCGAAGGTCAGGAAGTCGGTCTTTAGCAGTTCGTGCCATTCGGCATCGAGCAGCGCCAGTTCATTCTGGCTCAGTGTCTTCAGGATCGTCAGGCGCTTTTTCGTCGGTAGCGAGGCGAGCGATTTTAGCAGCGAGCTTGGCTCTGGCATCGTCCACCTGGATCGGCGCGCCGCCTGGCCCTGCCACCTCTACCGATTGCGTATCGCGCCATCCGGCGCGGCATTTCAGCCAGAAAATCGACAGCGCTGGCGGCCCGTCAGGATCGCATGCGCGTTGAAACAGGTTCCGCGCCACCTTGGCGTTTGCCAGCAGAGCCGCGCGGTCCAGTTCGTCGCGAAAGTATTTACGCAGCGTAATGTGGTTGCATTTGACGGCGCGTCCGATGTCCTCTTGCGGGACACCGCTTGCCGCCATTATCTCGACGATCTCGCGTAATTCTGGTGTAGGTTCAAACGGCTTTTGTGCCACGGGCTCCATCGCTGGGACAGGCCGTCATCACGACGGTCTCGCCTTGCCCAAGGGCTATTGCAGGGCTTTTAGTCCGGATCGCCAAACTCAAGCTCATCTTCGCTGCGCTCGCCGGTCAGCACGTAGAGAACCAGCACGTCGGCCACGTCCAGAAGGTCTTCGACGTGATCGGTCGGCTCAGCGAGGTCGGCGGCGATGCCGAGGGCGAATGCACGAACGTCTTGGTAGCTTTCGGGGAACATTGGCGCCTCGCTTGGTGGTTAAGGGTGCCCGGCCGCAGCCCTGCGCTATGCGCTGCGTTGTGTGGCTCGCCGGGACTTTTGTGTTAGATCGACATCGCCATAGCTTCACGGACGGGTTCGCGAGCTTCCCATCCCAGTGCGTCCGGCGGCTCGTCGTCAGTCTCTAGTTCCCTGATTTGAGCCCGTAAGACATCCGCCATAAGTGCGTCCTCGGCCTCGCCAGCAAGGAACATCAGGCTTTCTGGCCACAGGATCGGCATGTGAGCACGAACGTATCCTGACATGGACGATTCAGGATCGTGCCAGAAAATTTTCCCGGCAGTCGGTATGTCA